AAGCCGATGTTTCCCTCGCGCGTGCGCGTCCGCACATTTCCGCAGCGTTTTTGAGGTGGCCCGATGAAGCGAGGACCGAAGCCGATGCCCGAGGCCGCCAAGCGGCTGGCTGGCAATCGTGGCAAGCGAAAGATCCGGCCGGATCTGCCGGCACCGCCAGGCGTCCCCCCCATGCCGGCTCGGCTGTTGGTCGAACCGCTCGCCGTTGAGAAGTGGAACGAGTTCGTGCCGATCCTGTCTGGCCTCGGCACGCTAACGACTGCCGACGGCGAGGCGTTGGCCACTTTGTGCGAGGTGTACGCTGCCACGCAGGCGTGCCTGATGGAGCTCCGGGCCAGTGGTCCGGTGATGCACACCGACCTGGGCGGCGTGAAACCCAACCCGGCGGGGCCCTTGTATCGTGGATTAGTGAGCCTGCAGGCGTCGCTAATGGGCGAGTTTGGGTTGACACCAACCAGCAGGACACGGCTCGGTGCCAAGGAAGAAAAGCCAACCGACGAAGTCGAAGAGTTCTTCAAGCTCCACGGTGCCTGATCTCTGCGAAGAAGGGCAGCGGCGTTACCGCCGTGTCGTGCACTTCTTCGAGAACATCCTGCGGCACAGCAAGGGGCAGAACGCCGGCAAGCCGTTCAAGCTCCTGCCGTGGCAGCACCACGTCATGCGTGAGCTCTTCGGCCGACTCACGCCAGAGGGCATCCGCCAGCATCGAGTTGGGTACATCGAGCTACCCAAGAAGCAGGGCAAGAGCACCACGCTGGCCGGCATCGCTCTGTACATGACGGCGTTTGACTCTGAGCCGGGGGCCGAGGTCTACGGTGCGGCCTGCGACCGAGAGCAGGCGGGCATCATCTACCGTGAGGCGGCTTCGATGGTGCGAGCGTCGCCTGCTCTCAGCAAGCACCTCGAGGTGATCGACAGCCGCAAGACCATCATTCACAAGGCCAGTAACTCGTTTTACCGGGTGCTGTCGGCCGATGCGTTCCGGGCCGAGGGGCTAAACATCCACGCCCTGCTGTTTGACGAGCTCCACGCTCAGCGTGACCGGCGGCTATGGGACGCACTGCGGTACGGCGGTGCGGCTCGCCGGTCGCCGCTGCTGCTGTCGATCACCACGGCCGGCTACGACCGCAAGAGTATCTGCTGGGAGCAGCACGCCTACGCCGAGCGGTGCATTGCGGACCCGTCTGTAGACCCGGCCTTCTTCGGTTGCATCTACGCCGCATCACCCGAGGACGATTGGAAAGACCCGAAGACGTGGCACAAGGCCAACCCGTCGCTGGGCGAGACAATCACGGTGGAGTCGTTCGCAGCCGACGCCCGTGAGGCCGAGCAGTCGCCGTCCAAGCTCAATAGCTTCTTGCGATACCGGCTGAACGTCTGGACCACGCAGGACGTGCGGTGGCTGTCGCCCGATGCGTGGGCGAAGTGCGGCGGCCAGCTGCGTGACGAGCTCGAGAAGCGTGAGTGGTACGCCGGGCTGGACTTGGCCAGCACCACGGACTTGTCGGCGTTGGTGCTCGTGAGCCAGGCCGACGACGGCACCTTCGACGTGCTGCCGTACTTCTGGGTGCCCGAGGTGAACGCGGCCGAGCGGACGCAGCGGGACAAGGTGGACTACATCGGCTGGATCCGTGACGGGCACATCCGTGCCACCGATGGGAACGTCACCGACTACGACGTGATCCGGCGAGACATCGTGCAACTGTCGCAGCAGTTCAATATCCGCCAGCTGGGGATTGACCGCTGGAACGCCACGCAGCTGGCTACGCAACTGCAAGGAGAAGGCATCAATGTGACAGGCTTTGGTCAGGGCTACGCCTCAATGTCGAGCCCCGCAAAGCAGTTGGAGAACCTCGTGCTCTCGGAAAAGATCCGGCACGGCGGCCATCCAGTGCTGTCGTGGATGGCGGCGAACGTGGCGATCCAGAGCGATTACGCCGGAAACATCAAGCCGAGCAAGCAGAAGTCAACGGAGCGGATAGACGGAATCGTGAGCCTTGTGATGGCACTTGGGCTCCACGCTACGGCGACTGCGAAGCCAGCAGACCAGTCCTGGGACATCATCACGCTATGAGCGAGACAGCCACCAACGACTACCGGATGCACGAGCTCCGTGGCATCGACTGGAGCGAGATGGGCGGTGGCCGCACGTCTTCGGGCATCCGGGTGAACGCCGACACGTCGATGGCCTGCTCGGCCTACACGGCGTGCATCCGTGTCATTTCGGATTCGGTATCGTCTCTGCCGCTGCATCTGTACGAGCGGGTGGCTACGGGCGGCAAGCGTAAGGTTCCCGAGCACCCGCTGTACCGTCTGTTGCACACGCAGCCGAATCCGTGGCAGACGGCTCAGGAGTTTCGGGATTGGATGACCGGTCTCTACCTGCACTACGGAGCGTCGTACGCCGAGAAGCGGCCCGGCCCCCGTGGCACGGTGGGCGAGCTCTGGCCGCTGCACAGTTCACGCATGGAGGAGGAACGGCTGGAGAACGGCCAGATTCGCTACCTGTACCGTGAGCCGGATGGCCGGCAGACGGTGTACCGCCAAGAGCAGATCTTCGCCCTGCGGTACACGACGAGCGACGGCATCCACCCGATCCCGACGTACCGGCTGTTTCAGAACGCCATCGGCCTGGCTCAGGCGTTGGAAGCCCACGGGGCCACCTACTTCGGCAACGGTGCCCGGCCCGGCATCGTGCTGGAGAGCGACAACCCGATCCCCGTCGAGGCGGCCGAGCGTCTGCGTGAGCAGTGGGAGCGAATGCACCGTGGCGCGGATCGAGCCCACCGCACTGCGATCCTGCCCAACGGCGTGAAGGCCCACGAGCTATCGCAGAGCAACGAGGCGGCCCAGTTCCTTGAGACTCGCCAGTACCAGGTGATCGAGATCTGCCGGGCGTTTCGTGTGCCGCCGCACATGATTCAGGATCTCACCCGCAGCACGTACTCCAACATTGAGGTGCAGGGCACCGAGTTCGTGCAGCACTGCCTGCTGCCGCACCTCAAGCGTTGGGAAGCGGCCATCGCCCGCGACCTGATCGACGACGACGCCACGTACTTTGCCGAGCACAACGTCAGCGGCCTGCTGCGTGGCGACCATGCGAGCCGCTCGGCCTACTACGTGTCGGCGATCCAGAACGGCTGGATGAGCATCAACGAAGTGCGTGAGATGGAGAATCTCAACCCGCTCGGCCCCGAGGGCGACAAGCACTTCATTCAGTTGAACATGACCACGCTGGACAAGGCCGGCGAGGAGCCGCCTGCACCGGAGCCGGTGGCCGAGCCGCCCGTGGTCGAAGCCGAGGACAGCCCGGCCGACGAGCTCGAGGACGACGCCGAACCAGAGGAGCAGACCGATGGAGATTGAACGCCGGTGCCTTGCATTTGACGAGGTGCCCGAGGCCGACCTGACGCTGGAGACTCGTGCCAACGGCATGCAGGTCATCGCCGGGTACGCTGCGGTGTACAACCGCCTCAGCCTGCCGCTGCGTGAAGGCTCCACGGAGTTTCGTGAAGTCATCCTGCCGGGTGCGTTCGACAAGATCCTCAGCCGGCAACGTGGCAAGCAGGACACGGTGGCTCTGCTCAACCACAACTCTGACCTGATCCTCGGCCGCACGTCGTCTGGCACGCTCGAGCTCGCCAGCGACGGCAAAGGGCTGCGGATGGAGATCGTGCCGCCTGACACTCAGGTGGGCCGGGACACCCTTGAGCTCGTGCGCCGTCGTGACCTGCGTGGAGCGTCGTTTGCGTTCACTCTCGACTTGCGCTCTGGCGAGCAGTGGACAAAGGATGACGACGGCCCGATCCGCCAGATTCGTGAGGTGCGGCAACTCTACGACGTTTCCGTAGTGCTCACGCCCGCCTATCCGGCGAGCAGCGTCGGCGTGGCCATGCGTTCCTACGAGGCATGGCTTGCGTCTCAGGGTGAGCCAGCGGCCCCGCCTGCTGTGCGTTCAGCCATGCGTGGCGTCGCCCAGGCGTGGGCCGCCATGCTGAGGCTCCGCAATGTCTGAGGCCCGCTGCACCTGCGGCGAGAAGTTGCGGTGTCGCTCTAGTCGTGCCTGCGGCGATGAACGGCAGCGGTATCTGCGTTGCCCACGGTGCGGTGCTCGTGCGGTGGCGTTTGTGAAAACAACACTTTCGCAAGTCAGGTTCTGCAAGAGGCCGGGTGCGTAGCGGCACAGTGGACTCCATCGGCAATCACGCCGCTGGAGATCACACATGGACCGCCTCTCGACTCTTCGCGCCGAAGCCAACGACGTTGCCGAGCGGATTGACTCGCTCACGGCCCTGCAGACCGACAACCAGGCTGATCTCGAGTCCCGTGATGCGGAGCTCACCGGCCTGACCGAGCGGGCTCAGAAGCTCGCCGCCTCGATCGACTTCGAGGTCAAGGTGGTCGAGTCGGCCAAGAATCTCCGCAGCGTGGCCGAGCGTTGCTCGCCGGCCCCCGAGGTGCGTGCGGTCGAGAATCGCATTGAGCCGGTGCGGGACAGCCGCAAGCTCAAGGCGTTCCGCTCGCACGAGACGGCGTACCGCTTCGGCATGTGGCTGCGTGCCAAGTTCGCCGGCGACGACAACGCCCGTCGGTGGTGTGCTGACCACGGCGTCGAGAGCCGCACGATGGTCGAAGGCGTCAACAGCACCGGCGGCTTCGCCGTGCCTGACGAGGTGTCGAACGAGATCATCCGCAACGTCGAGACGTACGGCGTGGCCCCCACGGCCCTGCAGAACTTCTCGATGGCCAGCGACACGCTCATGATCCCGAAGCGGCTCACCGGCGTCACCGGTGCGTGGCTCGGCGAAGGCAGCGAGTTCACCTACAGCGACATGACCGGCACGCAGGTGCAGCTGGTCGCCCAGAAGTTCGGCGTGGCCACGAAGATCAGCAACGAACTGTGGGCCGACGGCGTGGGCATTGCCGACCTGATCGCCCAGGAGCACAGCCTTGCGGTTGCCAAGGCCCTCGATGAAGCGGTGTTCACGGGTACGGGCACCTCGGCCTTCGGCGGCCACCATGGCGTGGCGGTCAAGATCGACACCGCTCCGTACACCGCCAGCGTGGCGACGGCGGCCCCCGGCAACACGGGATTCGAGACGCTCGACAAGGAGGACTTCCTTGCCGTGCTGGCGAAGACTCCGCGTTACGCCCTGCCCGGTGCCCGGTGGTACATCTCGCCGGCCGGCTACCACGCTGCGATGCAGCGGCTGGATCTGGGCCAGGGTGGCAACGCCAGCGTGGCACAGGGCTTCGGCCTGACGTTCCTCGGCTACCCCGTCACCCTGGTGCATGTCCTGAACAGCACGCTCGGTGCGGATGCGTCGAAGATCAAGTGCCTCTTCGGCGACATGGCCATGGCGGGTGCCCTCGGCCTGCGTCAGGGCTACGCCCTGCGTGTCAGCCAGGAGCGGCTGGTCGAGTATGACCAGACGCTCGTGACCGGCATCGTGCGGGCCAACGCCGTGTTCCACTCGCTCGGCTCGACCAGCGAGGCGGGCCCGGTGATCGCTCTGAAGACTGCGGCGTCCTGAACCTAGTTCCATCCACGGAGAACTGCTCCCATGATCCAGATTGCGGCAACGAAGACGGACGCCAAGGCGACGGCGAGTGTGGCGGCCTCGGCCACCCACAGCCACGAGATCGACACCTTGGGCTTCGAGTACGTTTCCATCGACGTGGTGTACTCGCCGTTCACGTCCACCACCAGCAATGCGGCTCCGGTGCTCCGGCTGACGCAGCACGACGTGACCGGCACCGGCCAGACGAACATCAGCGGGTTCGTGGGCGGCACCGACTTCACGGTGGCGGCTGGCACCACGACCGGGGCGAACGTCGGCTACGTGGCTCGGTTCAACGTGGACATGCGTGGCAAGCGTCGCTTCCTGACGCTGTACACCTCGCCCGGCAACACCGTGGCGGTGAACAGCGTGGCCCGGCTGGGCCGTGCCGAAGAGGCTCCGGTCTCGGCGGCCACCAAGAACGTCGGCACGCTCGTCAGCGGCTGATCGCTTGACACATGCGGCACAGTGGACGGCTGGCAGGGCTCTACGCTCTGCCAGCCGTTTCCATTTGAGGGGCCACAATGCTCGTCCGTGTCGGTGACACGCAGGTGGATATCCGAGTCGAGGCCGTGCTGTCGATGCCCCGGCTGGGCTTTACCAGCAACTTCTTTGCCTGGGCCCAGGCCCTGATGCCGCTGGGCATCCGGCCGACGCTGGGCACGGGCTGCTTCTGGGACCAAGTGAACACCCGGGTGTTCGAGCAGTTCATCGACAAGGCCGAGTATCTGCTGGCCATCGATTACGACACGTTCTTCACGAAGGAAGACGTGGAGACGCTCTTCGCCATGGCGATGACGTTTCAGTGCGATGCGATCACGGGGCTGCAAACCAAGCGAGAAGACGGCCGCCCGATGCTCACGCTCAAGGGCACGCTGGAGGCACCGCCGGATGCCGGGCACACAAGCCTGCCACCGTCGTGGTTTGCCGAGCCGATTCAAGAGGTGGACACAGCCCACTTCGGCCTGACGGTGATTAGCACCGCAGCACTGAAGCGAACCAAGAAACCGTGGTTCTGGTCGAAGCCAGACCCCGAGGGTTCGTGGGGCGAAGGCCGGCTCGATCCCGACATCTGGTGGTGGAAGAACTGGCGAGAGAGCGGCAACCGGATCTTCGTCTCGCCACGGGTCGTGCTGGGACACGGCGAGTACGTCGTGACGTGGCCGGGCCGCAACCTGACAAGCCCGGTGTTCCAGTGGGCGAATGAGTTCACGTCCACGAGCAAGCGGCCCGAAACTGCATGGAGGGTGGGGGAATCATGAAGATAAGGATGCTGATGAGCTACCGGCACTACAAGCGTGGCCAGGTGCTGCCGGATGTGCCCGACGGCATGGCGAACGATTGGATCAGCCGAGGCATCGCCGTCGAGGACAAGCAGCAGACCATCGAGACGGCGGCCATCGAGCACCGGGCCGAGACGGCCGACGCCACGCCCAGGAAACGAGGACGCCCCCGTGCAGTACCGCAGCCTGACCAGAGCGACGCCGCCGGCGGTTGAGCCCGTCTCGGTATCCGAGGCCAAGGCCCATCTGCGTGTGGACATCAGCGACGATGACTCGTACATCGGCACGCTGATCACGGCGGCCCGTGAGTGGTGCGAGCAGTACCTTGACCGCACGCTGATCAACACTCAGTGGACGATGCGGCTGGACTCGTTCCCGTACGAGATCGAGCTGCCCCGGCCGCCGATTGCCACGAGCGGCACGACCACGGCGGTGTCGCTCACCTACACGCTGGGCGACGACTCCACGGCCACGTTGTCCACGACGGCGTACCGGGTCGACCGCAACTCGACGCCTGGCGTGGTGCGGCAGCTGCGTGCCGGAACGTGGCCGGCGAACCTCGACGACTACAACGCCGTGGCTGTGACGTGGTGGGCTGGCTACGGGGCCAGCGGCACGAGCGTGCCAGCCGGCATCCGCCACGCCATCCTGATGCTTGTGGGGCACTGGTACGAGTCACGCTCCAGCGTGCTCACCGGCAGCATCAGCAAAGAGATTGAGTTTGGCGTCAAACCGCTTCTCGACTCGCAACGCTGGAACTAATACCGATGAGCATTGAAGGCCGGATTGCCGTTGACGCACTGTTTCACGAGAAGGACGGATCCGCCATCAGCGTCGTCACGCTGCAGGGCTCCAAGGCGTACGCATCCGGCAAGGTGGCAATCGTGAGCGGGACGGCGTCCAACTCTACGCCCGTTTCTTTCTTTCCGCAGAGCGGAGTTCCGTATCGTGACGCCAGCGGCGAGCTCGTGACGTTCTCCTCTGTGTCGGTCTTGGCTGCGTTTGGACAAGACATCAACGTGGAGGCTATCGGCATCGGACAAGGCTTTGAGGAACCGGGAGTGTTCTCGTCGTTTTACAGCGGCGGAGACATCGCGAGCGTCACGCAGTTGCAATATGTGGCAGAGGAGATTCGCGTGCGCGCTGCCAGCAGCACGCAATCTTCGTACACCCTCGTCCTGTACGGCGTATGAGCATCGACGGCCGCATCACTGTTGACGCCCTCTTCCACGACACGTCTGGCACGGCCAGGCTGAAGGTGCAGTCGTTGCAGTCCGTCACCGGGTACACCTCGGGCGAAGTCGTGGCCGTCACCGGCACCGCCGGAACCTCGAGCGTGTCCATCAACTTCGGCACGTACCGCAACGCCGCCGGGACGCTTGTGTCGCTGGGCTCGCCGCTGAAGCTGGCCTTTGCGTGGAGTGGCTCTAGCCGCCGCACGCTGAATGATGGTGGCGACAATGCGTGGCGGCTCATTTCGTCCAACGGCGAGGTGGCCGTGACGCAGATGGCTGACAGCGAACCCGTGCCCCAGTTGTTGGCCGGGGCCGGTACCGGCACCTACACGCTCATCCTGTGGGGGCCAGACTGATGGACTCCGGCCGGCTCCGAGAGCGTGTGACGGTGCAGCAGGCAACGGACAGCCGCACGCCGATGGGCGAGGCTACGCAGACGTGGGGCACCTTCGCTGAGCGTTGGGCCAGCGTCGAGGGCATCTCGGCCCGGGAGTTCTTCCTGCAGGGTCAGCAGCAGACCGAGGCCAGCCACCGGGTGCGGATGCGGTATCTCACCGGACTCACGCAGCAGATGCGTCTGCAGTGGCGTGGCCGCACGCTGGAGATCGTCAGCATCCTCGAGCACGGCAACCGCACCGAGCACGAGCTGCTGTGCCAGGAGGCGATCTAGTGGCCTTCATCTCGATCACGGTGGACTCCACCGACCTGAAGCAAAAGACCGAGCAGCTGCGGAACCTGTTCGGGCAAGACGGCCGTGCCGGGCTTGCCGCAACGCTGGAGGCGGCCTTGGAGAAGGCCATCTGGCCGGCGTACCTGCGGCTGCGAGAAGTCACGCCCGTGGGCCCCACCGGCAATCTCAAGCGGGCTGCCCACTACAAAACGGTTAAGTACCCGAAGGACGGGGCGGCCGTGGGCCTGATCGGCTACCGGCAGTCTCAGAAAGAGCGTGGCACCGCCACCGCTGGCAGCGTGCGGATTGGCAAGGAGCGTGGCTTTCACCAGTGGTGGCTGGAGTTCGGCACTAAGGAGCGGGAAGTCACCAAGCTCTCGGACAAGCCCTACCAGCGAAAGTCGCACACCCGCCGCATGAAGTCTGGCAAGGTGGCCACCGTCAGTGCCCACCAAGTGAAGGGCCAGGGGGCCGTCATCGCATCGAGCCTGGCCGCCCGTGGACCGTTCGACATCTACCCCGACGGCAGCAAGTCTCAGCCCTACGCCTTCTTCATGAAGGGCAAGAAGGGCCAGGGGGCAATCCGCCTGCCGGGAGTTCGGCCAGGTGGTGTGGCCGGCCGCCCGCCCGTGCAGACCGCCTACGAGCAGACCAAGAACCAAGTGGCCGAGATCCTGCGGCGTGAGCTCAGCATCTCGATAGAGGCCGCCATTTCCAAAATCACGCAGTCCAGCACCGGCACCATCAGCGGCATCATCGGAGGGTAGCCACCATGCCACTCAAGTCACCTGAGCAGCTGCTGGCTAACGCCCTGGTGGCCGACCCCGCCGTGGCGGCTGTCGTGGGCCAGCGTGTCTACCCCGTCGTGGCACCGGCCTCGGCGGATCTGCCGTTCATCACCTGGCGTCGCACGGGCATCCAGCGGACGCAGACGCTATCCGGCCCGATGGGAATGGGCGTCGTGCTGCTGTCGGTGGACGTGTACGCCGAGACGTACGGCGAGGCCCGGGACATCGCCGACCGATGCCGATCGGTTCTGGATGGGTACGGGACCGCTGTGGAAAACTACGTGAGCGTCAGGAACGTGTCTCTGGACACGGAATCGGACGGCGTGGTGCAGCTGGCGGGAGGCGACTTGCCGCCGATTCTCACGGTCAACCAACAGTATTCGATCCTCTGGCAGGAGATTTGAACGATGTCTTTCGAGACGCCGCATGATGGTGCAGGTACGGTGGTGACGTGGCCCACGACCAACACGGTCTACACCGTCACGAACGTCGTCATCTCTGCCACCGATCCGACTGCGGAGGACGAGAAGATCAACGTGGCCCATCTGGGCCAGACAGCTGGCGAAACGGCCAAGACTCTCGACCTGCCGCTGGCCGGCTCGGCGTCTGGCGACACCGGGCAAACCGTGCAGTTTGACTACGTTGGGAAGACGCTGATTGCAGACCGATCGACGGGCACGATCAAGATCGTCGTGGGTGGTTCCGAGCTGCTCGCCCGTGCTGGAACTGTCCAGAGTTCCACGCTGACGCTGGCGACGCAGGACGCTATCCGAGGCCAGGTGACGTTCCGCATTGCCCGTTCGTAGTCCATGACGGAGCCCCGTCATGGCTACATACGCAGCGGGCGTCACGGCGACGTGGGACGGCGTGTCATTCGGTGAAGTCACCGAGTTGCGCGTGACTCACGGCGGCTCGCTGCCGCTGGCTCGTGCGAGTACGTGGACGCTTGACGTTGGCACTATAGAGATATCGTGCCTGACGACTGCGAACATCTCGACGGCCAAGTACGCCAAGCGTGCTGCGGTTTCGATTGCGGGCGGTGGCCTTGCCTACTCTGGCACCGCCGTGCTCGAGAAGTTCACGCTCCAGGGCATTGCCAATGACGTGGCACGGTACACCGTCACGTTAAGGATCCAACCCTAGGAGATGCCATGGCTCTGACTGTTCAAGAACTCGCCGCCCAGATTCTCGCCTCGGACGATCTGTCCGTTCTCAAGGTGACGGTGAAGGAGTGGAAGGACGCCAGCGGTAAGCCGCTGGTGCTCGGCATCCGTGTGATGACCGTCGAGGAGCGGGACTCCTACGAAAAGGAGTGGATCGGCAACAAGGAGCGGGGCATCGACAACTTCCGAACGAAGTACCTGGCCCGCTGCCTGTGCCACCCCGAGAGTGGCGAGCGGCTCTTCGACGAGCAGGGCATCGAGCAGCTGGCGAAGAAGTCGTCGGCCGTCGTGTCGAAGCTCTTCGAGCGGGCCATGAAGCACAACAACATGACCGAGAGCGACGTGGAGGAACTCGCAAAAAACTGAAGACCCGGCCGATGCGGAGGTTTCTTTTCCGCCTCGCCGGGCACCTAGGCATGACGGTGCGGGAGTTGTCTCGCCGCATGGATTCGCAAGAGCTCAGTGAGTGGGTGGCGTTCACACGCTACTACCACGCTCTGCCGGATCCATGGCAGCAGACGGGCCTGCTCACGAGTGCCGTGCTCGCGCCGTACAGCGAGAAAGGAAAAGCACCGAAGGCGTCCGATTTCGTTCCTACCGAGAAGCCACCGCAGACATCAGAGGAGATGGCCCGAGAGCTCGCAAAGCTCGCTGGCATCTTTGAACAGTAGCAGCAGTTATGGCCAACATCCTCTCACTTGCGATGAAGGTTTCCGCCGACGCCTCGGGCGTGGTGAAGAACCTCACGCCGGCCGAGCGGGCGCTTGAGAAGCTGGGGCAGCAGGCCGACAAGACTACGGCCGTGTTTGACAAGTTCGCCAAGGACAGCCAGGCGGCGGCGACGGCTCAGGCTTCTCTGAATCAGCGATTCGAGGAACTGTCGCAGCAACTCGCCGGCGGGCTAAACGCCGCCGAGTACGCCAAGCAGTTCGAGGCTCTGCAGCAGGAGGTGCGTCAGACTGCCGACGCCTTCGAGGAAGGTGTGCGAGTCACCAGAGAACTCCGCACAGAGCAAGAGATTCACGCCGAGCGGATTGCCCGGCTCAACGAACTGGTGCGTGTTGGTGCGATCAGCAGCGAGACGTACGCCCGTGGCGTCGCCCAGGCGGATGCGGCCTTGGCTCGGGCCAGTAAATCCGCAGACACGCTTGCAGACGAAGTGCAGCGGGCATCAGTGCAGGGGCTCAAGTTCAACGAGATCAGCGGCATCTTCGCCGCCTTGCCCGGCCCGCTTGGCAACATCGCCGGCCGGCTGTCTGGCATCTCCAGTGCCGCCCAGGGATTGCAGCGGGTTTTCACCGGGGACATCTACGCCAACCTCGCCTCGCTCGGCACGGCGGCTGCGTCCGTCATCACGCCGTTTACTGCCGCCGCTGCTGCCGCCGCTGCGTTCGGGGCCGCTGCCGTGGCAGTGGGCAGAAACCTGCTGACGCTTGAGGCCGAAGTGGAGCGGCTGACGCAGTTGGCATCCCGGCTCGGCGTGTCGTTCGACTTCATCCAAGTGCTGCAGGTGGCCGCCGTGAAGACGGGCACCAGCGTTGACGAGTTGGGCAGTTCGTTCAATCGTTTCCTGAAGTCGGTGAATGATGCCCGCACCGGATCGAATGCCGCCGTGTCGGCGTTCGGCGACCTGGGCATCTCTGTCGATCAGGTGCGTTCCGCCACGCCAGAGCAGCTGTTCACGGACGTGGCCGCTGCACTGCTGCAGATTGATGATCCGGCCCGCCGTGCTGCGGTTGCTCTTCAGTTGTTCGGTAAGGCCGGGCTTGAACTGCTGCCGGTGTTTGACGAACTGGCGACGGCACGCGAAGAGCTCGAGCGGCTCGGTGCCGCAATCTCTGACAGGCAGCGAGAGCAGATCGCCCGGTTCGGCGACGAGCTCGACAGGGCGTCGATCGCTGCCAAGGGCTTCGCCGATCAGTCGTCCGCTGCGTTTGCTGACAGTGCGGCCAACGTAACGCTGGCGTTCACGGAGATCACTGCATCGGTCAACAGGTTCTCTCAGGAGAATCAGACGGCGTCGCAGGCACTCGCCACGTCCATCGTCGATCTGATACCGCTGGTTGGCCAGCTGAACCTGCTTGGCAGGACGCTGCGTCTGTTTGGCGAGGAGGCGGATGGCTCTGCCGGCGGCGTGTCGCAGATCGCTGACTCGCTTGAGCAATCGCAGGCCGAGGCCGATGCGTTGCAGAAGTCTCTCGACCGAGTGCGACAGAGCGTGAGCGACGCCATCGACGAGTCGGCCGCCTTTGGGCAGGCCGGGTTTGACGCCGCCTTGCAGTATCAGGAGTCGATCCGAGAACTGCAGGCACAGCTGGACGACGGGCTGATCAACGAAGAAACCTTTCGGCGTGCTGCCGCTCGTGCTGGCGATGCGTTCCGAGACGAGATCGACCGCCTGGAGAACGACGCCAAGATCGAACTGCAGATTGAGGCGGATGCCCAGGCCACCGTCGCCGGTCTGCGGGCCGAGATATCGCAGGCGATCAACGACGCCGCCCAGTTCGGGCAAGCAGGATTTGACGCAGCACTGCAGTTCCAGAACAAGCTCGAAGAACTGCGGCAGCAGTTCGAGGCGGGCGTCATCAACGAAGAGACGCTGCGCCGTGGCGTGGCCGCTGCCAACGCTGAGTACGACGCACAGATCGGCAAGGTGAAGCAGCTGCAGGACGAGCAGCGGCGACTGATTGACGCCGACCGAGCCCGCATCGACGGGCTGCTGGAGGCCAACAGTGCGACCGTGAAGCTGGAGCAGGATCTGCTTGCCGTGCAGCGTGAGCAGGCCCGGGTGTCGGAGCAACTTGTCGCCGCCCGTGCGGCCGGCAATGCCGCCGACGCTGACGTTGCTGCCGCCCGCCAGGCAGAGCTTGACCAGTTGCAAAGCAAGCTCGAAGACCAGCAGCAGGCTTTGGAGCAGGGCTTCGGCCAGGGCTTTCAGGCTGCGTTCCAAGCGGTTGACGAAAACATCGACGGGCTGATTGCCAAGTCTGAGGAGTTTGGAAAAGCCGGGTTCAACGCTGCGCTTCGTCTGCAGGAAGGCATCGCCGCCGCACAAGAGAAGGCATCCGCCGGCATCCTCAACAAAGAGACGTTCGATGCCGAGGTGGCCCGGCAGCAGGAACTGTTTGAGATGGAGATCACGCACCTAGAGACCATTCGGGATAGAAAGAAGAAAGACGCAGACCAAGCGAAGCGGGATCAAGAAAAGGCACAGCAAGACGCCCTGCGGCTGCAGCAGAGGTACGCCGACCAGCAACGCCAAGCCGCCGAGGCCGCCGCTAACGAGCAGCGGCGTGTGCAGGAAGAAATCTTCAAGTACCAGCAGAAGGTGCTTGAAGAGCAGCAGAAGGCCGCCGAGGCCGAAGCCAAGCGACAGGAAGAGCGGCTCACCAAGCTGAACACGCTGGGCTCGCAGACCATCACGGGCAGCGACATCCGCACCGCTGAGGGTGCCGCCCTGGTGCTGAACCTGACGGCCAACGCTCAGGATCCCCGGCTCATTCAGGAGCGGCTGCAGACCAAGCTGCTCGAGCGGATCGCCACGGGCATCGGGCAGGCGGCGTCGAACTACTTCAACCAGCCGGTGGCCATTGTGGGCTACTCGTCATTCGGAGAGCCGACCTGATGGGCATTGCATCCGTCACCGAACTGGCACGCTCGTCTGACTTCACGCTCGGCACGCAGCCGGTAGCGACTCGCCGCTGGGCCGTGACGCTCACGGACAACACGCTGCAGAACACGCCGCTGACTGAGACGGACATCCTCAGCAACGTCGATATGGACCTGAGTGCGTTCGGCAACGTGCATCCGACGTGGTCCGCTCTCGGCCTGCGCAAGATCGTCATCAACGAGCGGTTCAACGACTCGCCGTACCACGTCGAGGTTGTGGCCGAGTACGGCAACGTGACGGCCAACGAACTGCTGGCACCGGCGTCTCGTGCTGCTGAGTGGTCTTTTGAGTCGCAGCCGAGCCAGGTGCCGGCTCTCTACTACTACCACGGCACGGGCAACGCCGACCTGCGGCCGCTGACCAACTCTGCCTACGACTACTTCGAGGGCATCACGACCTCCGAGGCCATGGTGCGGGCGACGATCCGCAAGAACTACACCGCCTTTCCGTCGTCGCAGATGCGCGCAACGAACACCGTCAACGACGGCGACTACTTCGGCGGTGCGGCGTATTCGTGGAAGTGTGAGGGCGTGAACTCCACCTTCACCATCGAGCTCTTCAACAACGCCACGTACTCGTACTGGGCCACGCAGATCGAGCTCATGTACCGCCAGACCGGCTGGGTGCTGCAGCTGCCCGACGTGGGCTGGAACTACTTGAGCGGCGGCCAGAAGCGACGGGCCATGGTGTTCGATTTTGAGAACGGCGAGTGGGTGGCGTCGGCCAACCCTGTCGGCCTGGACGGCAGCGGCAACCAGACGAGCGGCCAGCCGGAGGTTCTGCCCCGTCGGGTGAATCAGGTGGCCAACTTCACCACGCTCTTCGGCACGCCGCCGGTCTGACATGGCACGCAAAAGAGGCCCACTCGACGCCGTGCAGTTCACCAGGGAATCCGCAGAGCGGATTGCGGGCGTGGTGCGTCAGGCCGAGTTAACGCCCCCAGCGGCTTCGCCGCTGACGTTCGCCAAGCGGTTTGAAGAGCGAGCCCCCAAGCAGGTGCGGGCTGCGACGTTCTCGGGCTCGTGGCCCATTGGCGGCACGAAGGTCGTCACGTTCAAGTACGCACCGACGGCCACCGTCAACGCCTTCAACCTGTCATGGCCGATCACGCTCACGGGCTACGTCAACGAGGACTGCATCGTCGGGCGTGAAGGAACGAACTGGTGGCTGGTCGTGCCGAAGCTGGAGGCACGGACGGCTGTGTTCGTGACGCAGACGCAGCAGCGTACGTTCTGCTCCGAGACTGCATCGCAGGCCGTGGTAACTGATGTCAGCACATCCCCGGCGACCATTTCCTACCTGTCGGATGTCACCGTCACGGCGTCGCTCGATACGTCATCGTGTGAGATTACGGTGGGCGTGACAAAGACGACCGCGTCATCTGATGTCGTTGGCTCGGTCGATGTCTCCACGGCCAGCATCGCAGTCGTCTCTGGCACAGCGTCTGCCGTGTTCATTGCTGGCACGGCAACATCCACCTTCCTCCGCATACGGGTGCCGTGATGGTTTGCGTGTGCTGTGCGCCCTGCGAGTACTACCGAGACGGCGACCCGATTCTGTATGGGCCTGAGTACATATCCTATACCTACGACGACACCATTCCCCCTGCTCCAGACCTTTGCGATTGCAACTGTTACAGCGGATGCGACGCTCAGAACCAACCCGACTTCGGGCAGGTTTGCCCTGACCCAGACAACCCGTGTACCGAATCTTCTTGCTGCGGCGAGGAACTTGTTTGTTATGTGCGAAGCAGTGACTTCACCGTCTCCGGTGCGTGCCAGCCTCGGGCCACTGTCTTTCAGGGCGCACTGTTTGACGACCACGGCACCATTGAAGGACAAGACAGAACAGTCACGCTACCTGACCCGTGCGTGGTCAACACACCGTCAGAACCGCTGCCCACAAGGCCGCTTCCGCAGATGGAAACGCTGGTGCCTTTCGTGGTCGATAACGGCGACGGGACCGTGTACCTCAAACTGAACCTTGTTGTGAAGAATGGTGAGATATGCGGCCCGTACGGCGTTATCAGCATGACTGTGGCGTGGTTCTTTGAGTAACGACTTTCTTCAATCCATCCACTGCGTCTCTCGTGGTGCCTGCGGCACATGCCGTGCGGTGGCTCAATGGCGTGCCGCCGTCGGAGCACCGGAGGAGTGCCCGTACGGCATCACGCTGCACACCATCCCGCCGTTTGACCGTGACGCCTACATGCGGCACAGAAAGCAGCAGCAGCCGTCGCAGCAGTCGCAGCCATCGCTACTGCAGAAGGCCGGCAACTTCGCAGCCGCTGCCGCGCAGCACGTAGCCGCCGGAGCCCCCATGGCGAGCGAGGCCGAGGTCGAACGCCGCCACGCAATCTGCACGGCCTGCCCGCACTACGACGGCAAGGCGTGCGGCCTGTGCGGATGCCCGGTGGCCCGAGAGCGGAAGTGGCTGAGCAAGTTGTCGTGGGCTGACCAGCGATGCCCTGACGATCCGCCACGCTGGGGCCCGGTGGAAGGTTGACCGCTCGGCTACGGTAAGCAGCGAAAGGGCGACGCCGTGGCCGACGATCACGTCTTCACTTTGAACGGCGACGAGCGGTGGCTGCTGCGTTTCACCGACTTGAAGGGCCAGGCGTACGGCTACACCTACAGCCAGAAGTCAAAGCGGCCCAGGATCTTGATTCACAGCGGGCTAACGGGCCGGCACAAGCTCACGATTCTGACGCACGAACTACTCCATGCGCTTTTTCCAACCGCAAGCGAGGAGCACGTCGAGCAGGCTGGCAAGGACATCAGCAAGGTGCTCTATAGCCTGGGCTACAGGGAGGTGCAGGATGGCTAGATCGGCCGGCACGTTTCGCCGAAAGAACGCCAGCGACCCGTGGCTCGTGACCACGCTCGACGGTGGCGTCACACGCATCGACTTCGCCAGCCGGCTGTGGGTGCTGCTGAGCAGCGACTGGCACTGGGACTCAGTGAAGTGCGACCGGGACAAGCTCTCTGCTGATCTCCGCAAGGCCAAGGAGATCAACGCCGCCGTTCTGTCGATCGGCGATCACTTCGACGCCATGGGCGGGAAGTACGATCCACGCTCCAACGGCAAGTGGGACGTGCGGCCTGAGTTCCAGCGGGGCAACTACTACGACGATATCGTCACGCAGTGTGCCGAGTGGCTTGAGCCCTACCGTGAGCAGATGGCCCTGATCACGCCGGGCAACCACGAGACGGCGGTGAGAAAGCGAATGGAAACGTGCCTGACCACGCGGCTCGTCGAGCAACTGCGAACACGCGGCAGCAAGTGCAGGCACGCTGGCTACTCGGGCTGGGTGCTGTTCCGAGCCAAGGTCGGCAAGACGAGTTCCGCACTGTACCGACTCTGGTACCATCACGGATATGGAGGCGGCGGTCCGATAACACGCGGAGTTATCGATTACTCCCGCTACCTCGTGGACGTTGATGCCGACTGCATCCATGCCGGTCACGTTCACCAGCGGACGCTGATCGAGGCCAGCCGTCAGCGGCTGTCGCCCAACGGCATCCCACGCATTCGGCCGATGCACCTCGTGCGGAGTGCCGCCTACAAGCAGGAGTGTCTGACCGACGGCTGGGCCGTCGAGAAGGGGATGTCGGCTCGCCCGCTGGGCGGCTGGTGGATGCTCTTGCGGTGGAGTGTAGACCATACCGAGTTGCGAGCATCCTTCCACGACTCCCCGAGAGACGACAATGACGACGACGTTTGAGGCCGCCAACGAACAACTCCGCAAGGCCATCGAGAAGCGGCGAGAGATGCAGGCCGCAGGGCGACCGAGCGACGAGTGGTACGGCTCGTCGCGACCGACGACAGAACCGGCGGCACCTGTCGCCGAAGCAGAGGAATCGCAACACGACGAGTGCGGCATGGTGGCCGACGAGCCGTACATCGAGCACCTGCTGCAGCAGCAGCGTCTCAAGGGCGACGGCATCAAGCACGAGCAGCGGCCCGGCTCGCTGCCGTTTCTCGACCTGCTCGAAGAGCTCCGCACGCTGCATCTCAGCAAGAGCCAAGACTACGGCAGCGAGTCTGACCCGCTGGCCAACATCCGCCAAGGGGCCGAGTTCGTCGGCATCGAGGCGTGGCGTGGCTGCATGGTGCGGGTGGCCGACAAGGTGCAGCGGCTGAAGACGTACTGCCGCACCGGGCGGCTCGTCCACGAGGGCGTGCGGGACACGCTGCTGGATCTCGCTGCGTATAGCCTGCTGGCTATCGTGCTTTTCGACGAGGGCAAGGATGGCTGAGCCACTCACCGACGCCTACCTGCAGCAGTGCGAGTGGGACGCCCGCAAGTTCTCTGGCTGCTGGGACCAGGGCACAAGCGGCGTTCTCGCGGCGCACGTCATGCGGTTGCTCAAGGAGCTCAGCCGGCTTAAGGGCGAGGCGGCGGTGCAGCGGGCCAGGGCGGAAGAAAGACGTAGCACAGTTTCTTACTGAGCCGGGCCGGGCTTGAGCGGCTGGGGTTTTCTCCCTTTCCCTCAGCCGCTCGCCCGTGCCGGATCAGTTAGGCGTCTCACTTTCCATCCTGCTAGCGCAACGGGAATCGAGTATTTCTGATTCCCTAAAACGACACGCAGCGTCTCGGCGTCGATCCACAACGAGGCGTCATGGCCGTAGAGCGGAGGTCCGGCAATGAGCGGCACAGCCGTCGCTGGCTGCGGCAGCACTGCCACAGCAGCAGCTGAAAACGATGCGACTATTGCTTGGCGTCGATTCAGCATGGCTTAGCCTCCGGCGGTTCTGGCAGCGGCATCCAGTGTGTTGGCGGCTTGAGCTCTCTTCCTGAGCCGTCGCCATCTTCCCACCTCTGGCCCGTGTACCACACGAGCAAGATTGCTGGCGGAAAATCTGCGTAGTACCCGAGCACGTTCGTCTCAGAGTCGTCGTCTTTTTGCTCTGGGAGTCTTTCTGCCACCGGAATCCAGCGTGGCAGCAGTTCGCTCACAGCGGCTATGGCATCGTTGCCGCCGGAACGGATGCGGATGTCGATGTCTTTCATGTGGCCCATGGTGGTCTCCTTTTCTCCGTAAGTCTATGTCGCCGGGCTACCTTGGCTTGCCGGGCCCGCCTGGGGGCTCGGTGAGATCGAGCGGCGGCAGGGCCCTGGTGGAGTCGCTGTCCGTTGGGCAGATCAGCGGATCCACGTACCGCTCCTGAAGTTTGGGATCGCTGTGGTCAAGCAGCTGCGTGGCGGCGGCCGTCCCGCCGGCAAGGGCTGCGTAGCTGGCGGCCGTCCTGCGGAGGCCGTGGAAGCCCCTGTATTGCACGCCAGCCGTGCGACACAAGACCTTGAGCGATGCCCACTGCGAACGGCTGCGGCGGTCCCACGGCCACACCAGTGCGTCTGGCGGCCCTTGGTGCAGCCGAAGCATGTCTGCCAAGTCTGGCGTGATCTGCCGTTCTATGTCCCGTGTCTGCCCTTTTCTGGTGGCCCCAAGAAACACCACCCGCTTCCCCGCTAGGTCTACTTGAGCCCACCGCAGGCTCGTCAGTGCCTCGAAACGCTCGCCGGTGCAGTAGGCAGCGTAGATAAGCGTCGGCCACCACCAGGCCGACGGCAGCCCGCCTGTCTTTCCGATCCGGTGTTTGGCTCGCCTGATGAGCGTGGCCACGTCGTCAGCCGTGTACGCCCTGCCTGTCGGCAGACGCTTCGGCACCTTGACCTTCGGCAACTCGGGGAACTCGGCCACGATCCTCTTGCGAGCGGCGTACGTCCAGATGGCCTGGAGCATAACCCGATCCTTGCGGACGCTTGCGGCCGACGGCTTGCGGCCTTTCCATCCGGGCGTGTCTGCACGCCATTTGAGATAGCGGCTGACGACTAGGTCGTCCAAGTCGCTCGTGGTCGCATGCCGCCCCAGAAACGCATCCAGGCGGTCTAGCAGCATCTCGTAGAGCTTGATCGTCTTAGTGTTGAGCGAACGCAGCAGTGCGTACCGCTCCAGCAGGTCTCGCATCGTCATGGTGCCTCTCCCTTTTGTTGGCATCCATGCCAGTGTACACCGCTGTACAAGCGTTCATGTGTACTCGCCTCCACTAGAACTCTGCTCGGCAGTTCACTCTACCGTCGCGGCCGGTCCCGGTTCTGCGGATCGTGCCGTGGCGGCGGTTTGGGCTGGCCGGGCGGCTGGACAGTTTGACTTGCCTACCGCTGGCGGTAGAGTTGGAGCATGGTCACGATGACACCTGACGGGAAGTGGTGCAGCGTCGAGGAGGCGGTCGGGATCGCCGGCTGCACCGATGGGCTGATTCGCCTGCGGCTACGGGAAGGACGCCTGGAGGGCTTCAAGGCCAACGAGCGGGCGTGGATGGTGAGCGTCGAGGGCTGCCGAGCCATGCGGGCCGAGCTCGCCCCCCACTCGAACGTCCGCAAGGCTGAGGCCGAGGCCAAGGCGTCGGCTGAGAAGCCCAGCCGGAAGCGGCGAAAAGCCCGCTGATTCCCGGCGTTTTCCACGGTTCTAGAAAAATCGCTCATCCCCTGTTGACATCTTTACCGATAGCGGTAGACTAGTGGCATGCGAGCGATTGAGACTCGCAGCCGCAAACCTGGAGACGAGACGATGAAGACTTTCAAGCTTATCGATGCCCGAGGATTCACGACCAAGTTCACTGTGCACGCTAGCGGCAACGTTTCGATTGAAGATTTTGACCGCGACGGCAACTCAATGGGCTGGCCGTTTACGACCGACACCCACGGCGGACGGGTGGAATACCGAAAGTGCGTCGAGAAGTTTGGAATGAAGCCCGCCTGACCAAACAACCGGTGGGGCCACCCGGCCTGCCGACAGCTGCGAAACGGGTGGCAATCGCTCACAGGATTCTCGGGCCAAGGAGGGCCACGCCATGCACCGCCACTGGAACCACGCCATGCAGTCGCTCGTGCTGATCCGCATTGGCCAGGAGCTCGGCACCGATTCACCGGCTGCTCGAGCCCTGCACGATCTGCTGGAGCTGCTGGCCAGCGTGGCCGGCGTTTTGCCCCGTTGACACCTTTACCGCTATCGGTATGCTGCTGGCCGTGATTACCGCCACCGCAAATCCGACGTGTACAAGTTTTCGACTCCCCCACTTGCCGTTTTCCCCGTGCGCCACGCACGTAAATCCGATTTGACGACGTAGTGAACAGGCGTATAGTTGCCCCACCAACCGAAGGAGAGCCCAACGATGATGACAAACAGCAGCAGCCCCCACGAAAACGAATACCTCGCCGCCATCGCCGGCCTCGGCGAGCAGACCCCGAGCCCCGCAGCGAAGCCCACCTACGCCGTTGGCGACTTCGTCAGCGGCTGCACCGCCGGCAAGCGGTGGCAGGGCCGCATCGAGTGGACCGACGGCGAGCGGCTCACGCTGGACGTGGGCGGCGGATGGCTCGCCGTGTCGGCCCGGGACGTGACGCACTGACCGAAGAAAGGACCGCCGCCTGGTGGAACCGGACGGCGGAAGGAGTGGGGCGGAGCCCCAGCAGCATGGACGCACGAACGAGCCGGTGAGCAGGACGCAAGCCGGTATTTCACTAGGACATTCGCGATTCGCGAATCAGGAAAGGACGCAGAGATGAGCACGGAAATCAGCGTGATTGAGAGCACGGCACTCACAAGCCACAGGGCGGCAACCAACGCCGCCGGGCTGTGCCGTGAGTTGGTTGTGAAGACCGCCATGAAGATCCAGGGACGCCGGTACGTCCAAGTCGAAGGCTGGCAGGCGATTGCCAACGCCTTTGGGTGTGTGGCGTCGGCCCGCGACGTTGAGAAGGTGGAGGGCGGTTACCGCGCCACTGGCCAGGTGGTGCGTGTCTCTGACGGCAAGGTGCTGGCCGAGGCCGAGGGCTTCGTCGGCGACGATGAGAAGACGTGGGCCAGCCGCCCCGTGTTTGCACGCCGTGCGATGGCTCAGACCCGGGCAATGAGCCGGGCCTGCCGCTCAGCGTTTGCGTTCGTCGTGACGCTGATGGATGCCGGGCTTGAGACGACGCCGGCCGAGGAGATGACGCACGTTGACGCTGAGCACTCGCACAGCAGGCCGCCAAGCGTGGTGAAGGTGACGCCCGCGCCCCCGGTCGTGCCCGAGGATCCCATGGGCAAGGCCCGCCTGGCGGTCAGCCGAGCGACGACGTTCGAGATGCTGGACGCCATCCGCACGCTGGTGGACAAGCGGCACGCCGAAGGCGTCTTCAGCGAGGCCGCCAAGGACGAGCTCGTGGCCCTGATCCACCACCGGGCCGAGATGCTGATCGGCTCCGAGGACAGCGGCACGGAGTTCCCGCACGAGGCCGCTGAGCACGAGGTGACGGCATGAGCAACGTGTACATCCCCATGCTCGCAGACAGGATCGACGCCGACGGCGTTGGCTGGTGGATGCTTGAGGGCAGCGAGGTGCCGATGGGCGGCGTAACGCTTGTGCGTCACGGTGCCGTGCTTCGCGAAGACCGCGACGCATGGCACGAGACACGTTCGGCTGCGATGGACGAGGCCGCCGTTCGGATCGAAGTGATTGCCGCCCGGCTGTCCAAGCAGGCCGCCAAGATCCGCCAGGAGGCCGAGGACATTCGGCGGAAGGCGGTGGTGGAGTGACACGCTACGCCAACGTCAACGAGCGCGAGCCGCTCACCATCGGCATCGACACCATCGTGGCCTACCTCGAGCGGCAGCACATGCCACGAATGGCGGCGTTCGCTCGTGACTTGCAGCGTTCCGCCGAGTCGCACGCCGCAGAGCGTCTGCGGTGGCAGCGCGACTATGACGAGGTCCGCACACGGCTCGACCAGTACGAGCCTAGGCGAAAGGCGTGCGTGGACCGAGGACACACATACACCGGGGACTGATAACGCCAGGCTCGTGGCGTACCGGCCGTCATGCAGCGCCGGCGAGCAGGGTTGCGGTGAATCCCTTCGTAATCGCCGCAGCGTCGGATTGGTTCGTACTCCATACCCAAGGCCGGCGTCGTCCGCTCCACGTCACGGAGCCAATACACGAAAGGACTCGTGATGAAGATTTACCTCGACGACAGCATCGACGCATACCGGACGTTCCTGAAAATCAAGGCATTGCCGCGGTATGAGATTCATGGCCGCATGGCCGTGGTGCCTGACGAGTACGCCGCAACTCTTGGCGTTGATGGCGAGCCGCACGAAGACAGCGACTATCTGCCACGGCACGGGCTGTTCGATTACCAGAGGGACATCGTCCGCATGGCGGTGCGGAAGCGGAAGTTTGCCATCTTCGCTGACTGCGGGCTGGGTAAGACTCTCATGCTGCTCGAGTTTGCAAGGCACGTCCGGGCCGTGCAGGACAAGCCGGTGCTGATCGTCTCGCCGCTGATGGTGGTGAAGCAGACGATGGAGGAGGCCGCCAAGTTCTACGGCGACTCGCTGCCCATTGAGCAGGTGTCAGCAAAGGCATTGCCGAAGTGGCTGAACACGCCCGGCGGCCGGCTCGGCATCGCCAACTACGACGCACTGCGTGATGACACGCCGAGCGGCGACCTGGGCGGTCTGATCCTCGATGAGTCGTCGATGCTTAAGAGCCACTACGGGAAGTGGGGGCAAGTGTGTCTGCGGATGGGGGCTGGCATCCCGTGGAAGCTGGCACTGACCGGCACGCCAGCCCCGAACGACCGCATTGAGTACGCCAATCACGCCGTGTTTCTGGATGCGTTTCCCAACGTGAACGCCTTTCTGGCTCGGTTCTTCATTAACCGTGGCCAGACCATGGAGCGTTGGGAACTGAAGCCGCACGCCCTGCGGCCCTTCTACCGGGCTCTTTCGCACTGGTGCATCTTCCTCACGGACCCGAGCACCTACGGCTGGAAGGACAACGTCCATAGCATCCCTCCCATCCACGTCTGCATCGAAGACGTGCGGCTGTCCGACGAGCAGGAGCGACAGGTCAGGGCCACTACTGGCCAGCTGTTCGTGACCGAGCTCGGCGGCATCACCACCAGGTCGAAGCTCTCACGGATGGCCAAGTGCGAGAGCAGCACCAAGCCGCAGTACATCGCCGACATGGTGCGTGAGTGGCCGAACGAATCGACCATCATCTGGTGCCGCTACAACGACGAGCAGCGGGCAATCGAGTCCGTTCTGCCGGAGGCGGCGAGCATCGACGGCAACACGCCGCTCGAGGAGCGGCAGCGGATCGTCGATGACTTTAAGGCTGGCCGCGTTCGCGTGCTCATCACCAAGCCGAAGATTCTGGGCTTTGGCCTCAATCTTCAAGTCTGCACACGTCAGGTATTTAGCGGCCTACAGGACTCCTACGAGGAGTATTACCAGGCTGTGAAGCGATCGAACCGCATCGGAAGCACCAAGCCGCTCATGGTGCATATCCCGGTGTCTGACGTTGAACGCCCGATGGTTGAGAACGTGCTACGGAAAGCACGTCGCGTCGAGGCCGATACCCGAGAGCAGGAGGCCATGTTCCGTGAATCTGCTAGCTGACAACCAGAAGTACCACGTTCACCACGGCGATTGCATCACCCACATGATGGAAGAGATGCCGCCGCAGTCCGTTGACTTTGCCGTGTTCTCACCGCCGTTCCCGAGCTTGTTCGCCTACACAAGCAAGCCCGAAGACATCGGCAACTCAAACGACCTGCGTGGCGAGGCCAAGGTTCATCTGCGGTACTTCTACCGGGCTCTGGCCCGCGTGCTGAAGCCAGGACGCATCGCTGTCGTGCACGTCATGCAGATCCCCGGCCTGGCCCGCAATGGCGAGAAAGGCACGTTTGACTTTCGCGGCCTCAACATCCGTCTCGGCGAGAGGGCTGGTCTGACGTACCAGTACGACTGGCTCTACACGAAGAACCCACAGGCCCAAGCGATTCGGACGCACTCCCACAAGCTGCTGTTTGTGACGCTGGAGCGGGACCGCAGCATCACTTGCGGTGCCATGGGCGACTACCTCATCAAGTTCATCCAGGCCGGTGACAACGCCGTGCCGATTGACGCACCGAAAGAAATCACACGGGAGGAATGGATCGACTGGGCCGAAGGTGCGTGGACGTGGCACGAGCTGCGTGAGACGGACACGCTCAATACGGCGGCTGCCAAGAGCGAAGACGACACTAAGCACATCTGCCCGCTGCAGCTGGGCGTGATTGACCGCCTCGTCAGGCTGTACAGCAACCCAGGCGAGATCGTCTTCTCGCCGTTCACCGGCATCGGCAGCGAGGGCTACGTGTCGCTTCAGCGTGGCCGCCGCTTCTACGGCTGCGAGCTCAAGCCGGAGTACCACGCCCAGGCGTTGAAGAACCTGGCCGGGGCTCAAAAGAAGCACGAGGCGGATAGCCGCACCCTGTTCGATGCGGAGGCCGTGGCATGAGCACCATCGACTTTGGCCCGCTGTTCGCCGCTCGAGCTCCGAGCGTGAACGGCTCGACCACCTCGGCCGCAGCGGCTGACTCGCTCGACGGCACCACGCTCAACCGGCTGCACAAGGCGGTGCTGGCGTACATCGCCGAACGTGGCGACGGATGCACCGACGAGGAGATCGCCAGGGCGTTGGGCATGAACCCCAGCACGGCACGGCCACGACGGATCGAGCTGCTGCGGCGCGGGCTCATCAAGCAGGCCGGCACCAGGCGGACGACGAGCGGGCGGATGGCGAGCGTGTGGAGGGCGGTGTGATGCAAGACGCCATTGAGTGTCGTGATGACGACGATGGCGAGATCGAGGAGACGCTGTATGCGCCGGAGGAGAAGTTTGCAAATCCACGCGATCACATGGGAAGGACTGCGGTTGACGTAAAGACGCTTTGCGACAAATCAGTGGAGTGCAAGTGTCCTGAGTGTGAACACAGGCTCATAGTACGGTCTGGCGAAAAGGTTGCTGTGCACTTTGCTCACGCCCCAGGCCGCAAGGACACTTCATGCAAGGGAGGCTTTGAAACTCCTTGGCACAAAGCGGCAAAGCTCGCAGCAGGCTCGCGGCAAAACTGGCTGCATGAGTACACAGACAAGACTGCACGGCATAGCAGATTTGATGCGTACAACGAGTTCACCATGGAGGCGTTCGAGGCTGTCCATTCGCTGAGCACAACGTACGCAGAGAAGCAGCGTTCTCTCGTAAACACAGGAATAACCTGTAAGTGGCTTTTTGATTCCGCTGGCGACTTCGCCAACAAGAACCCTTTGCCGATTGATATTGACCAAGCAATCGGCGGCGTTCTTGAGTGCCACGATCTGCTGAGCAAAAAAGCCATTGACGTGATTCACGACATAGGGCCGGAAAGGTGCTTTCTCCACTACCTTGGCCTTGCGTGGGAGTGGATTGGTGAAGACAGGTGGAGGTGCTTGTCTTCCTACAACGACATGCAGGTTCTTTGCACTATGAAGGGTGGCGTTAACTGGAGGCTTATTCAGTTCCGCGCTATGGCTGACATGCCGACAGACAAATGCGCGTTTCGGAACGGCGACCTTGTCAGCACCGCGTGGCAAGAGATAAGCCCCGGAAACCTAATGGTTACCATCCAGCAGCAAAGCGAGCAGCTGCTTGAGTCGTGGAGGAGGATTAAGAGGAACCGCCAGTACGCAAGGAGAAAGCGGTCATCAAGCCAATACAGGCCAAGCACAGAGCTGGATGTTGCATCTCGATCTAAACCTGTGTGCGAAGTAATCGCTGAAAGAGCTCAACTTACGCGGATGCTTAACGAATGCGAACAAGACGGCAAGATGCAGCCGAGCGAGCATCACGACCGCGGCCGAGAAGACCCGCTCCGAAAAATCCATCGAACGTGGATCGAGTACTGCAAGTCTCAAGGATACATGGTCAAGGAGGCCGCGGATGGCCGCTGAACACAAGGAAGACCCGCTGGTAACTCAGGCTGCCATTGCGTACGTCAACTGGCGTTGCAGCGGAGGCCAGGGCGACTGGGAGCCGTTCCGCCGGAAGTGGCTAATGGACAACGCGCTGTCAGAAAAGATTGCCAAAGAGAGGGGAGCCAAGGATGGCCAGGACGCAGGTTGACCATTACATCCCGTTCTTTGGCCGTGACTTCTACGCATCCACGGCCATGTGGACTGCCGAGGAGGTCGGCCATTACATCCGCCTACTGGTGATCCAGTGGGATTCCGGCGGTCTGCCGTCTGATCTCGAGCGTCTTGAGCTTGTGTCGCCAGGCGTTGGCCGTGTGTGGCAGCTGCTGTCGTCGAAGTTTCCTGTCTGTGACGACGGCCTGCGTCGGAATGCCCGAATGGAGGAGCACCGTGCTCGTGCCGAAGACCTGAAAGAGGCACGGTCGGAAGCAGGGCAAGAGGGTAACAGGAAGCGGTGGGGCGATCGCAAAACTGTCGCAAACGGATCGCAAAAGGATCGCAAGGCGATCGCAAACGGTATCGCAAAAGTATCGCCTCCATCCCCATCCCCATCTCCATCCCTATCTTCTTCTCCAAAAGACGAATGCAGAACACACACACCGCCGGAAAGAGACGAGTTTCGCCAAAAGGGCTGGGCAGCGGACGAATGGCAGCGGTTTGTTGCCGGCTGGAACGTCACGGGCAATGCAGTGCCGTGGACTCCGCTTGTGCCTCCAGCGTCTTGGGTGGACCTAGCAGCGACGCCTGGATGGCTGGACAGGGCACACCAAGCAATGCACCGGCTGCCGTCGTGCCAGTTTTTTGAGAAGCCGCTGGCGGTAACTCGGTTCTTTGAATACCTCGACCGCATCCTGGCCGGGGAGTTTGACAACGCAAAGCATGATGCACGTAAGCGACGCGAACCAGTTGGAGGGAACCTATGAGGACGTGGGATCAGAACCGGGCGGCCATCAACCAGCTGTGGCCTCAGTGTGTCTGGACGGACGAGGAGCGTCGTCTTTGGCACGACGACCTGCACCGCCTGGATCAGGACGTGCTCTATGACGCCATCAAGAACGTGAAGCGAAACAACGAAAGCATGTACCCGCAGTTGAAGTGGGTGCGTGATGAGTATCGGCACCTTCACAGGCTCAAGACGTTCTCCGAGAAGAAGCGGCTTCAACAATCTGAGCCTCGTCAGGTCGTGAGGATCGACAAGTCGGAAGACGCTGCGATGCGTGAAGAGCTCAAGGCCGTGGTGGAAATGACAACTCCTGCGGAGTTCCAGAGCACTGTCGATCTGATCGCGGATAAGGCCGCAAGCCTGAAGATCGAGATGTCCACTGCGTTCCGGCTGGTGTCGTACCTGCTTCGCCGCCTTGGGATGGACAACGGAAACGCCATTGGAGGAGCAGCATGACGCAGACAGCCAAGGAGCGGCTTACCGCTCGCCAGCAGGAGGTGCTGGATTTCATTCGGGCCAACATGGCCCTGTACTCGCCGACGTGCAGGCAGATCGCCTCGGCCATCGGTGCGAAGTCTCCGCACGCCGCCACGGTGCATCTCGACGCCCTGGAGCGAAAGGGCTTCATCCGCCGTGTGAAGGGCAAGCCCCGCAACATCGAGGTGGTGTCATGAGAAACCACGAGCTCGTTGCGATGCTCAAGGAGTACGGCACGGCGTCTGCCAATGCCGCTGCGATGGTGACTGAGAAGGCCGGCACGGCTCGATTGAACTTCATGGCCAGCGTGCTGCTTGAGTCGGCCGACCGGATCATGCAGCTGCAGACTCGGCTGGTGAAGCAGGCCGTGTTCTTCGAGCACGCTGAGGCGGCCAGCCAGGCGAAGTGGCCGCTGCTCGAGGACGACGACACCGATGCGGGGGCCGCACTATGAGCATCACCGATTGGGTCTGGATCTCTGTTGGGCAGTTCACGCTCGCTGCGACGTTCGCACTGGGCATTTTGGTTGGTGTGTCTCTGACGCGAAAGGATTCGACGCATGGCGACGGCAACTAAGGAGAGAGCCGGTTTGACGATTGCGGCCGGCACGCTGCTGGCGGCACTCAGTGACGTGACCAGGGCTGTGAGCTCGCGGGGCCCGAAGCCCATCCTGCGGAACGTCCGCATCGGTGACGGCCTGATCACGGGCACGGACCTTGAGATCCGCATCGACCGTGAGATCGGCGAGCAGTGCGAGCCGATGCTGCTGCCGGCCGACAGGCTGACGGCCATCCTGCGGGCCTGCCGGCACGACGACGACGTGACGCTCACCCCGAAGGGCAGCACCGTCACGATCAAGTGCGGCAGGGGAAAGTGGGACTTGCCGACCGAGGACGTGGCCGAGTACCCGACGTGGGATCCGGTGGACGCCACGCCCGTGTGCCGCCTGCCGGCGGATCAGTTCGTGCGTGCCGTGCGTGCCGTGTCGTACGCCACGGACAGCGAGTCCAGCCGCTACGCCCTGGGTGCGGTGCTCATCGACGTGACGGGTGGAGATCCGACGTTCGTGGGTACGGACGGTCGGCGGCTGTCGGCGGTGCAGACGGAGACGGACCAGGCGGTGGACGACTCGACGACGCTTGTGCCGGCCGCTGCGGCTCGCATCGCTGCCACGCTCAGTGAACGCAGCGAGGGCTCGGTGCAGATCGAGGCGACCAAGTCGGACGTGGTGTTCACGTTCGACGGCGGCGTGCTCACGGCTCGCATCGTGGACGGCCGCTTCCCCCGGTGGCGTGACGTGTTCCCCGAGGCCAGCACTGAGCCGCACGTCGTGGAGCGCGAAGAGCTGCTTTCGGCGACCAGGGCTGCGGCCGTGGTGGCCAGCGAGCAGAGCAAGGGCGTCACGTACGACTTCGGCGAGACGCTCACGCTTACGGCCCGCTCGAGCGAGTACGGCGAGTCGAAGGCGAAGTGCTCGGTGGTGCAGGCCGGGAGTGTCTGCAAGGTCAAGCTCGACCCAGTTTTCGTGAGAGATTACTTGACAGGGCTGCCGGCCGACGAGGAGCCGAACGTCTCGATTCATGCGACCGGGCCTGCCGGTGCCGTTACGCTGTCGTGCGGCGAGTACCGTGGCGTCATCATGCCGCTTGCGGAGGACGCATGAGGTACGGACGTGTAGCGTCGTTCGCCCCTGCCGATGAGCAGGAGTTTGCCCGGCTGTGGGCGGACGACGCAGTGACGCTGATGCAGATGGCGGTGCACTACAAGGTCTCTGTGACGTGCATCCGCAACTACGCGCACAAGCTGGGGCTAACACGCAAGACGGCTACCGGCGGGTTGCGAAGAGGCGAGCAGTACTTCCCGACGCCTGCCGAGATTGAGGAGGCGTGCCAACGCATCCGCTCGTCGTGGCCGATTGAACGGTTTCGAGGAGACTTGGCATGAGCGAGCTCATGACGCTGGTGGATGCGATGCCGCCGGATTCGTTCCTTGCGGCGGTTGTCATCATGTGGGTGGCGGTGGAGTACTTCGCATGAGTTTTTCTTACACAAATCATGACGCCGCGCCGGCGGCGAAAGCTCACATGCCCGACGGCGATCATGCGTCGCTCGGGGCGGCAGCGGCCGGAAGGATAAACCGTAACTGCGAACCGCGTGGGCACCGGCGATACATGGGCGGAGAACCAGTGAGTATGCGGAACCCGATAGCGGCGGGCCTGCCGCATAACACCCCGCCGATGCCGCGCCGCACGGCCGCGTGACGCGAGGCACGGCGTTACCAAGTGCTGCATAGTTCGCCGACCCGGCTTGCTTGACACGTTTGGCATCCTGCGTGCGTCCCGGCGGATACCGGGAGCTCACGGAGGATTGCCATGTTTCGCTGCCTGTTGGTTCTGCTCGCTGCCCTGGTCTGCATTCACGCCAACGCCGACACCACCGTGGTGGCTCGTCGTGGCTCGGTCGTCAGTGCCAGTGACCACGCCGTCGTGATCGCCCGTCGTGGCTCGCTGGTTCACAGCAGCTGCGGCCAGTACGAGGGCATCGGGTTCTCGACCGTGTCGCCTGAGCACGCCAAGCGGTCGTGCTGCTTCTACGGGCAGCGAACGCCCGTGGACATCGGCGTGGCCTGGAGCCCGCTGCGGCGTGGCTGGTTCGCTGTGATTCGCTATCGGTGAGCCTTGGCCGTCACGTTCACCATCGCCGGCGAGCCCGTCCCGCAGCCGAGGCCACGAGTCTCGACCCGGGGCGGGTTCGCACGAGCGTACGTGCCAGCCCAGCACCCGGTGCATGCGTACCGGCAGTCGCTGTCAGCAGCTGCTCGAGCGGCCGGGCTCGGCGAAACCGGCGAGCCGCTCAACGTCGTGATCGACGCAGTCTTTGCTCGGCCTAAGTCGCACCTGACCAAAACCGGCGTGAAGCTTACGGCACCACGGTTGCCCAGGCCCGACGTGGACAACCTGGCCAAGGCCGTGCTGGACGCACTACAGGACGTGATCGGCGACGACACGAACGTGGCCCGCCTGGTGGTGGAGAAGAGCTACGGACAGGAGGCACGGACGACCGTGCGGATCTCGTGAGCGAGCCACAGTACGCCGTGTTCAACGACTACGAGCGGCACGCTCTCGGTGCCATGAGCTCGCACACGTACGAGATCGACGCCAAGCGGCTCGGCTTCACGCTGGCTCGGTATAAGTTCGTGGCTCGTGTGCTGGCCGGCTGCGATTGGGTGCTGGAGATCGGCTGCGGCGATGCGTTCGCCACCCGCATCGTGGCCCAGGCCGTGGGCAACGTCATGGCCACCGATTTCGACGCCGCCTTCATCGACGAGGCCCGCTCCAGGCAGCGGCCAGGCAACGTGATGCTTATGCAGCACGACATGGTGGCCGGGCCACGCTACGTGCCGGATCGTCTGCCGAAACTCTTCGACGCCGCCTACGCCCTGGACGTGCTTGAGCACATCCCGCCGCACCATGAGGGTGCGTTTCTCGGCAACGTGGCCCTGAGCATCGGCGAGTACGGCACGTTCATCTGTGGGATGCCTTCGCTGGAGTCGCAGCCGCATGCGTCTTCTCTGAGCCGGGCCGGGCATGTGAACTGCAAGACCGAGGACGGGCTGCGGTCCACGCTGCGGCGGTACTTCAGGAACGTCTTTGTGTTCGGCATGAACGACGAGACGCTCCACACGGGCTTTGGCCCGATGTGCCACTACCGGCTTGCCATCTGCACGGGAGCGACGCTGTGAGCGTGTCTGTCGTCATCCCGACGTGGAATCGGGCGGCCACGCTGGGCCGTGCCATCGTGTCGGCTGCGTGCCAGAACCCGTCCGAGGTCGTTGTGATCGACGACGCCAGCACGGACGACACGCCCGGCATCGTGCAGCAGCTGCAGGGCGTCTACCCGTGCATCCGCTACGTGCGGCACCACGAGAAGGCAGCGGATTGGCAGGCCGCTGCGGCCACAGTGTATCCGTCGCTCGTGGGCTCGCACGTCATCTGCATGGGGGCCGATGACCGCCTGCTGCCCGGCATCGTCGAGAGCGTGGGACGGTTCCCAACGGCCGCCGTGGTGTTCCACGACTACCAAGTGGCGAGCCCGGCCGGGCAGATCGTTGGCCACGTCGGTTGCGGGCTGGAGTCAACGACAACCATGACGCCGGCCGACGTTCGACGACGGCTGCGGGAGTGGCCCGTGCCAACGGAGACGGGCATCGGGGCGGCAATCCAGTTGCAGTGGCTGCTCAAGCTCGGCCAGCACCAGTGGTGGCAGATGGGGCCGTGGAGCGACTGCATCGCCTACAGCGTCGTGGCCGGCACCGCCGGGGCTGTGTACGTGCCGCAGGACGGCGCCGTGTTTACCGACGACACCGCTGGCTACGGACACACGCACCGCGCGGGGCCCAAGGCCGCCGAGTACATGCACCGAGTGCGGCAGTTCCTGCGGTCCACCAACTTCCCGTGGAGCGTGTCGGCCGCCCTGTGCGGCAAGCGAGGAGTGCCGTATGCCTGACCTAGATGCCGACCTGTGGATGCCGCACCACGACTTCGCGGAGGAGTTCGACCACCGCCACGCCGAGGGGCTCGAGCGGCTGCGGCACTCGTCCATCGCCGTCGTCGGCCTGGCTCGCAACTGCGGCCCGCAGCTGGCCGACAACCTGCGGCGAGTCGAGGCCCTCGGCCAGCATTGCAAGTCATGGCAGCTGCACATCGAGAGCAACGACTGCACCGACGACACGCTGGACGTGTTGGCCGAGTTCTCCCGCCGGCACAGTCACGCCACGTTTCACTACGAGGTCTTAGGTCGCCCGCACCTGCCGGGTGAGTTCGCCGGCCGCCGCACCGTGGCACTCGCCGAGTACCGGCACGCTTGTCAGCAGTGGGTGCGGCAGTGTTCCGCACGCTCCGACTACGTCATCGTCATGGACTTCGACTTATGGGCGGGCTTCTCGCAGCACGGGCTGGTAAACGGCGTCGGCTGCCTCGTTGAGAAGCAGGGTGCCTACGGCATGGCCAGCGTGAGTTTGTTTCAGTACGACTTCGGCAATGGCCCGCAGTGGGCTCACTATGACCTGTGGGCGTTGCGTGGCGTTGGCCAGCGGGACTGCTACTGGGACCAGTACCGAGGCGGCCGAGGCGGGTTCGGATACACATGGATGCCGCCCGTGGGATCGCCGCCCGCTCTCGTGTCGAGTGCGTTCGGCGGCATGGCGATCTACCGCACCGATGCCTACCTGGCCGGCACGTACGACGGCACGACGGACTGCGAGCATGTGCCGTTCCACCAGAGCATCGCCCGGGCCACTGGGCAGATGCTGTATGTGTGTCCGTCGATGAGAACGATCGTGTCGTGGATGGAGCCATGCGAGGCGACACCGCAACCATCAGCCTGACGGCGTTCCGTGCCGACTGGGCAACGCACATGCCAATGAGGGCACTGTGCGAGCGGTGGACTATTTCCCGGGACCAAGTCATCCGCCTGGCCGTCGTGTGGCAGCTGCCCCGGCGGCACGACCGCAAGCTCAGGGCCAAGCCGGTACGTCAGCGGGATCCGACGACCACCGAGATCCGAGACGCCTGCCTGCAGATCCAAGCGACGTGGAGCGACGACACCCGTGAGGATCGCCGGGTGACGAAGACACGGCACGTCAGCATTCAGCGGATCCCGATGGATCACGAGACGAAAGAGGCAGTTGGCTACGAGGGCAACCTAGCGGACCTATGGGAGCAGGACCGATGACCATGGCACCGAAGGGCCGCGAGGACGTGCTGCGTCGGATCGTCGTGGAGTACGGCCAGCAGTACGCCTACATCTACATGACCGACGGCAGCGGAAAACTCATCGACGAAGAGGTTTTCAAGCAGCCGTTTCGCCTAGACCGCAAGGACGCCTTCGAGGAAGCGAAGGACAGCTATGACGCTGCGTATGACTGGCTGAACGAGACGATCAATGTGACGCCACTGCAAGAGGATGCCGGGGGAGAGGCAGAATCCGATGAGGAGGTCTAGCCATGCCCGACTACGGTGCCACGCCCCAAGAGCTCGAGCAGTACGGTAACGGCCTGAACCTGTGGCAGTCGCTGATGCTGCTGCAGCGATGGGCCCCGCTCATCGGCTACGGCCAGCGGTTCATGGCTGAGCCCGACCCGTACCGGCGTTCTCTCGTCGTGGCGGACGCCGTCGAGTGGTTGGCCGCACAGACGCACGCCAAGGTGGACGACCAGTTGGTGAGCAAGCTGGCCGCCGTGCTCAAGACGCCTGCGGGCGAGGATCTCGTGCGTTGGGTGATGAGCCAGGTGGAGGCCGTCCGGTGAACCATGAGTCACTCGTACGCACCGCCGCCGTGGTGGCGGCAGCTGCTCTCCTCGCTGCGCCGTACCGGCAGCAGATCGCTGGGTACCTCGCTAAGGCCACCGAAGCCGCCAAGGCCCACGGAGCCCTCTCCGGCCGAATCGCCGCAGCGGCCCTCCTGATTGCCGCAGCCTGGGGCAAGGTGCCGATGCCGAGCCTGCCGAGCACGCCGGCCGTGCCTTCCTATCCTGTCTCGACGCCGAGTGATGAGATGCAGCGACTCGTGACGCCCGTGGCCAAGGCCCTGGCGGCCCTCAACCCGGCCGACCGTGCCCTGTGGGCACAGACGTGGACGAAGGCTGGCGTGGTCGTGGCCGGCGACGCCGTGACGACCGAAGTGGCGTTCACCGACACCCGCTCGCTGCGTGCGTTCACCGCGCTGGCTCTGGACATCGCCTGGCGTCGGATTGGCCGGCATCAGCCCGGCGAGATCCCCGGCCTGCGAGACGCCGTCGAGGAGGCGTACAACGCCGCCATCGGCCGAGACGTGGTGCCGGTGGATGCGTCCATGCGGCAACGGTTCGACGACTTTGCCAAGGCAATCGCCTGGGCCGGCATGAACGGGGGCTGACCGATGGCCTTCGTGCCGCTCTTTGGCTACACGCCGGATCCGACAGGTGCTCAGGCGTTCGTTGCGTCTCTGCCTCGCCCGACGATGGCTGAGGCCGGGGCTGAGTTGCAGACCGCCAAGCACGACGTGTCGCTGTCGCAGCTGCTGCTGAAGAGCATGCCGGCGTGGCGGCGTGGCTCGCAGCCCATCGGCTCGTGCGTCGGCTGGGGCACGGCGATGGCCGTGGACATCCTGGCGGCCTGTGACATCTGGCTGCGGCGTGAGCCCGAGACATGGGGTGGCCGGTGCATTGAAGGCGTGGTCTACGGGCTGTCTCGTGTCGAGGCCCGCGGGCTGTCCCGCAACGGTGGCGGTGACGGCAGCACGGGGTTTCACGCCGCCAAGGCCATTCGTGACTTTGGCACGCTGCACTACGGCCAGGACTACGGCGGCAAGCGGTGGGACAGGCAGCTGAGCGGCACCGAGGAGCGGACGCTGGGCCGGGACGGGCTGCCGAGCAACCTCGAGCCGTATGCGGCCCAGCACAAGGTGGCCGAAGTCACGCTGGTGAGGAACTTCGAGGACTGTGCCAAGGCGATCAGCAACGGCTACCCGGTCTACCTGTGCTCGATGCGTGGCTTCTCGATGACGTTCAAGCGAGATGCCAAGTACGGCGGGGGCTGGCTGACGCCCATGGGGACGTGGGCCCACTGCATGATGGCTTGCGACCTGCGATGGGATCGCCCGGCCTTGCGGGTGCCTAACTCGTGGGGCGACTGCTACGACGGCCCCGTGGACGACAAGGCACCGCCAGCGTTCCAGCGAACGTCGGGCTGGGTGGATGCGTCCGTGATCGACTCAATGTGTGCTGGCGGCGACTCCTACGCCGTGGCCGGGTTCAACGGCTTCCGGCCGTCGCTCATGCCAGAGGACTGGCTAGACGGAGTTCTGTGATGAGGTGGATGCTCCCATTCGTGATCGTGTTTGTCGGCTGCGTGCTCAGCATCCCCGACGACCAGGGCGTGTCTGCGGATCTCGCGTGCGAAGCGGCACGCATGGCGATCCAGATGCGGCAAGAAATCCGGCCGACGCCGACGCCTGATGCCGGCGAGTGCGACAACTGCAACGGCACCGGCAAAGTCGGAGACGGCCGCATCGTCATCAAGTGCAGCGTGTGCGACGGCACCGGCAAGAAGCCCGTAAGCGTCTGCAAGGACTGCCCGAAATGACCAGGCAAGAACTCATCAACGCCGTTTGGGACGAGCTCCCGGCCAAGCGTTACCTGCTCGGCCGCAAGCGTGGCGAGCGGCTCATCGGCCGTGCCCTCCGCAAGTGGCCCGTGCCCGTGCTGTACCAGTGCGATCCGCAGCAGACCGCCGTGGTGGGCCAGCACCTGGCCAAGAGCATCGAGCGGCAAGAGCGTGCCGAGTACGGCATGGGGTTTATCGCCAGCATCATCCTGGCGGCCATCATCAGCGAGATCGTGAAGATCCTGATTCGTCGCTGGCTGGAGAACCGTGTCGAGATGCTGGAGGCCCTGTCGTGACGGAGGCCACCAAGGAGACGCTCTACACGGCCCTGCGTGACTATGGTTTCTCGGTCGTCGTCGCCCTGGCGGCCGGCTGGGTGCTTCGCAACGACGTGCTGATCCCGTTGGTCGAAGAACATCGAGTGTTCGTCCGCAGCTTGAGCGAGACGCAGTCAGAGATATCCAAGGCAGTCACCGAGCAGACGAAACTGCTGTACGAAATGAAGCACATGCGAGAACAGCCATGAGCCCCATGAGTCCACGAACGCTGCGGCCGAGGCAGACGCTGCACCCCGAAGCAGCGAACTGGGCTGCTCGCGTCGTCGCCAACGGCGGCAGCGTCGGATCGTCGCTGTCTGCCGTCAGCAAGTTCTGCGTGGACATTGACAAAGCCAGTTTGCGGAGCAAGTTCTACCGGCTGTCGCTCCTGTGTGGTGACAACCTTCTTGCGGCACTTGTCCCGCTCTACCGCTCAACGGTGATGGGCGGCACTGTTCTCGGCCTAGGCACAGACGAGAACGTGGGCTTCGTGTCTGGCGACTACACCTTGGCTGGCAGTCTCGACAACACTACTGGCAACAAGTACCTGCGGCTGAACGCACGGCCATTCAGCACGCTGCTGCCGTCAGGCAACGACCGGCAGAGCGGACACGTTGCCGTGTCATGCACAGGCGTAAATGCCTCTCCCGCAGGCACATCTCCAATCATCGGCATACAGACTGCCGGTTCTGGCGAGGCGTACCATGTCAATGCCAGGTACTCTGGCAGCCAGTTCATCTTCTGGGGGACACGGGCAATCAACTGGACTCCCTCGGCGACATCGGGGCGACTCAATCTCATCAACACGCGAAACGCTGGGCGGAACTCGATATACGAGGGCGGCGTTGAGGGGGGCGGCAGCACTGGCGCGACAACGACGCCAGACCCAGATGCGAGGTTCGCCGTGTACGCAAGCGGCTCGGCGTCTGGAACCGATGCCGTCGCACAAAGTTTTGCCGGGCGAGTGTACGCCTACTCAGTCGGTGCGGGGCTGTCTGCGTCGGAGGCCGCCGCATACAACACGGCGCTGACGACGTTCCTCAATGCAATAGGCAGGACGGCATGACGCTCGCAGAAGTCACGCTGCCGGTCAGCCTAGAGTGGGGACGATTACACTGCCTGCTCTTTGCTCCTCAGTTGGCTGAGAGACTTATGGAGCTTCATGCGTTGCATGGAAACGAAAACCTAATCCTGCTGCCACGCCAGTTGAACGACGGCGTCTTGATGCTGTCGGCCGACGTTCTAACGGAAGTCACGCCAGGAGGTTTGCTGAGCGCCATGTGGGAGGCGTCCGACAAGTCGGTGCTGCTGCCCAGCGTGGCGGTGCTGCCGATGAGAGAGGTGGCGGCACTGCTGTCAGGACAGCCCGCCTAACTGCAAGACGTACGGCACAGAGCCATACCCTGAGACTCAGGCCACGATGCGGGCCAGTCCCGAGCCACGGAGCTAGACCATGTCCCATGTGAAGATCAAGCGGTACGAGCGTGACGTGAACATCGTGCTGCACAGCACGACCACCCTGGCCACCACGCTCAGGCTGGACGATATGGCTGGCGGTGTGGTGTCGCTTGGCACCATGACCACCAACGCCACCACGCTTCAGACTTGGGGCGGCACCAGTGTCGATGATGCGTTCCGTCGCATCTACGGGGCAGATGGCTCGGCCGCCGACATCACGCTGGCCCCCTCGAGCACGGACGGCAGGATCTACGCTCTGCCTGATGCGGTCTTCGCCGTGTCGTTCCTTAAGATCGTCTCGGCCACCACGAACAGCACAGGCACTCTCGGCATCGTGTCGCTGAAGTCGTAATGCCCCAACGCATCCCATGCCACAGGCCGCTGCGTCTGCGTGCGTCACGCCCACAGCGAGACGAAAGCACCAGGCCCAACGCGGCAGCCCGTGGCTATTGCTCAGTGGCCTGGCGTCGGCTGAGGCAGGCAGCCCTGGTCCGTGACGCATGGCAGTGCCAGGACTGCGGACGCATCTGCACCGACAAGCGTGAAGCCCAGGTAGACCACATCGTGCCCAAGGCTAGAGGTGGGGCCGACGAGCTCGGGAACCTGCGGACGCTGTGCATCAGGTGCCACGCACGGAAGACGAACGCTGAGAGGCGAGAGGGGGAGGGTGGTCGCTGCCATACCGGCAGCGTCTGAGGAAAACCCGATGT